ATGGTGGTTTGTTTCATAGTAAGAAAAACCCGCCCGCCGCGACGAATCGCAACGGGCAGGCTGAAAGGGGTTAGGGGTTAGGCGGTGCCTTCGGCTGTCGTGGTCGAAAACTCGCCAGTCACCGCGCCGGTGCCGCCGGTGTTACCAGTTCCATCGCCGTGCGTGACGGGGCTTTCCGATCCGTTATAGAGAAACGCAACGCATGTCTCGTTGGAATTGTTAGAGCCATTCTTGTCGCACTTTAGCAGCAAGTAACGCTCGGTGTCGTCCATCACCGCGATGTCTATAAAGCGAACCACATCATCGTCAGCCGCAACGAGATTTTGCAGCGTGCCTGCAATATCTGCACCGCCCGTTAGCGAAGTAGCACTTGCCACAACATTAGATCGACTAACGGAAAGTGCCGTGGTTGCTGACGCTGCCATCGTGCCGTTGTAGTAAACGAAACAGCATCCATTGAAGCCAAGCGTGTCAACAACTTTGCAATCCCTGTCTGCTGATGCGGCTGCGTCAAGCGCGGAAAGCACTCCAACGATCTTGATATCTTTTGAGAAAGTTAAGCCTGCCATTATTGTCTCCTGTAAAATCCCTCGGCCCGTATTGGGCCGAGGGTTAATTGTTGAAAAACTTAAACTAGCTAGCCGCACCAGTTGACAACGCACACACGCCACCGGCATTTGTGCCATCGCCAACATCGTGAGCAACGATGTCGTAGCGAGTCGTGGCACGAATCGCCAAGCGATCAGTGTTGAAAGCGTACTGATCGCTTTGAGCAATCCGAACGCCGCCACGGTCGCCAATCAACACGCCATGAGTAAACGCCCCGAAGTAAGTGCAAATCGTACTTACTGCTGTGGCCTTTGGCATCTGCGAGCTAAAGAAAACCGGCGCACCCAGGAACATAGGCTGGCCCGACGCACCACCTTCGATGTTACTAACGGCATTGCCGCCAGCGTCCACCATCAGGTTGAGCATCACGGTATAATAGAACTGCGAACTGCACAGCCACGAAACGCCTGCGCCCCAATACTGCGACGGAAGCAAGCCCATGCAGTTCGTGAAGTTCACGATTGCCAGTTCCGGCCACGTATCGGCAGAAGTTGTCGTTCCGGTTTCCGTTCCAGCCGATCCTACTTCAGTGACCAAGCCGCTCACGTTTCCGTAAGTGCTTGTGCCGTCACCGTTGATAAGTTCGTTATCTTCCTGGATGGCGAGGTCCAATCCCATTTGCGAAGCAAGGTCATCCATGATCGGAATGATACTGTCATCGCTCAGCTCTTGGCTGATGTAGGAAAGGATCGCCCGCTTCTTGGCGTTCAACGAAATGTTGCCCCAGGTCTGGTCGCTGTCGGTTATTGCAGCGGCCTCGCCGGGATAGTAAACCGTGGTGCCTGCCGTTTTCTTTGCAACGTCGAGCGTGTCGGATGTCATCGGCATCACGCGGCACAACTGACGAGAAACGCCAGCCGTGTCTCGAACGTCGATGATTGCATTTGACAACGGCGACGGCACCAAGTAACCACCGGCACTCGGTGTGCCTTCGGTCGCTGTGGCTCGGATATCCCAGCCACGACCAAGGCAATGCGCCTCAGCATCCTCGTCGCGTCGTCCGTTGGTATAGCCAAGCAACGCTTTCAAGAACTTGCCAGAGTCGTAAGCGTCCCGCTCGCCTTCCGCACCTTTGAACGCACGCAACTTGCCAATGCGTCGATACGTCGCGGGCATTGCATCAACCGGCGTGTTGCCGCTGCCTTCAATGCTCACGCCTGCGAACAGTTGCGGCGTGGCGTTCTGGGCTTGGCGTGCGAGTGCCAAGCGAGCCTTTTCCGCTTCCAGTTTCTCAGCCTTGACGAGCGACAAGTTCGCCGCCGCCAGCGTTCCTTCGGCTGACATAATGCCATCCCACGCCGCCGTTTCCTCTTGCGTGAACTCACGATCTTCGGTTTCCGCTAAGTTCGACAATGCCTGAGCGTCGTCGGTTAGCTGCTCGATGGCAGCTTGGATTTCTCTTTTAGATTTCATTGCGGTGTGCCTTTGCTGTTGTCGGCTATCGCAACGAAAAAACGGCACGAACTGCCGACCAAGGAAAAATGGTCAACAAGTCGTGCCGTTTCTTAACGGGGTGAGCTTGCGTCTTTCTGCGTGACGGTGCCTCTTGGTATTGCGTCCGCAAAAGTAGTTGAATTGTTGCCCGCAGTTTACCCCCTCATCTGCTGCCTTGTCAAATCTATTTTCCGCTGCCTGATGTTAGCGGCGATCTGAGCCATGCCCGTAGTGTTTTTCTCGCTACTTTGCCGCCAGTTCTTCGGCGTGTTGCGATAGCCAAACTCGCTGGGAACCTTGCACGCCAGCGACTTGACGCCTTCTGCCATGCCGTCAGCGAATCCCATTTCAACTGCTTCAGATGCCTTTAGCCAAACTTCCTCTCGCATCATGGCTCGCACTTTGTCAGCGTCGCCGCCGATCCTCGATGCGTATAGTTCAGCCATGTCGTTGGCGGTGGCGTTTAGCCTTTCAACCGACTTGGCATGTTCGTCTGCATTGCCCACCGTAGCTCCCCACGGATCGTGGATCATGTAGCGACTGCCGTTTGCCATTGTTACCCTTTCGCCGCCCAGTGCCACTATGGTGGCGGCTGACGCTGCGAGTCCGTCAATGCTGATGTCCACCGAGCCGCTGTAACCATCGAGCAGATTCATAATCGTGATGCCGTCAGCGACTAAGCCGCCCGGCGAATTGATTCGCACCAGAATATCTTCGCCGCTCGCTTCCCTAAGTTGTGCGTGAACCGATTCGGGCGTTACACCGTCCTCGAAGAAACCTTTGCCGATTACGTCGTAGATTAGTATTTCAGCCATGATCTATTCTCCTGAAAGGATTTCTTTGGTGAGTTGTTTGGTTAGTGTTCGGATGTGCGCTGCTCGGTCCTTCGCGGCTGCGGCTTGAGTTGCTGGTGTCGCCAAGTCCATTAGCGTTAGCAAAGCGTCCCAACTATTGCGGCAGTGCCGGGCGAATGTTTCTTCCCACGATGCGGCAATGCCAATCAGGTTAGCGACTTCGCAAGGAATCGTTAGCCGCTCTTTCCAAATCGTCATCAGGTCCGCGTCGCCGTAGAATTTCTCGGCCCACGCCACGTAGTTCTTCGCCGTCCGCCCGGCATTCTCAACTCGATAAGCCTCAATAGCAAGCACTGCACCAATCTGCGACTCGATCAGTTCAGCCGTCTTGCCTTGCTGCGCCGCGACGTTATCGCCGCCTGCTGGTTCGATGGCTGGATTCAAATACTCATCGCCGCCCTCGTAAGGATTCATGTCTTCCAGCCGCCGGGCTTCGTTCGGACTCATAATGCGATGAGTAATTGCGATGCCGTAACTGGTCATTCGCTTTTGAATGTCGCCGCGAAGGAACGCTTCTGGAAACCACTTGAACCAATGGCCGCCGCTCACCTGTTGCGACTTCGTCAGCAACTTGCGCTTCGCTTCCTCGGCGAATCGATTCGTCCAGCGGCTAAGACTAGTCTGAAAATAGTCGCGGTTCTGTTCTTCGAGGTTAGCGCGCACCGCCGAGTTTTCCATTGCGTTGAGTTTGAACGCCGGCAGGTTGAACAACGACGCGACAAACTCTCGGTCAAGCTTGCGGGCTTCCAGCCATTGCGAATCTTCATTGCTCATGCTCATCGGCTTAAACTCTAGGCCCTCCCAGAGAATCGCTATCGAGTTGCGATTAGCACCGCCCTGCGTTTCTTGCCATTCCTTACGCAAGTTCTTGTGAGCTTCGGCGTTGAAAGCGGCGTCGGTACGCAGCACGCCGCTCGGCCTTGCGTCGTTTTTGAATGTGCGATTCCCATGAGCTTGCAGCGCCAGCCCGTGACCTAGTACGTTCTTGGCGACGGCAACCGCCGACAATCCCCAGAAGCCGTTAGACTGCAAGCCGCGAACGTGGAAACAATCTTCGTAAGGAAACGCCTTCGGCTCGTTATTGATTCGCGTGGTGATAACGAAATCACCCGGCGCGATTTCTTCGTAAGCGGTAACGTCAGGCGATAACGGAATCAGCCACACCCGCCCGTTGCGTAAACGCTGTATGACGCTAACCGCATTCCCCCACAAAAGGCAATTCGCCATCATGGTTTCCTTCCACACCGATGGCGTTTGCCAGGGGTTCGGCTCGCAGCTCAGCGAATAGTTGAGCGGGTGGTTGCGGTCTTTGTTGCGGCCCGCTGCGGTTTCGATCATCTTCCAAAATGGCAACTGCCCAACGTCGCCTGCAAGAATGTTGACCGCTTGCCAGACTGGCCCGTGACCTAGCGCCGTAGTCGGGTTCACAGTCTCGCCGCTGTCGGAACGTGAACCGCCCGTCATGGATTCAAAGAACCAATCTTCGGTTGTCTGCGCCGATGCCATTGCGCTAATCTGCGTGTCAATTGTGTCGCTGCCAGGCGTAGCGACTAGCTGCGAATATGTGCTTATCATAATGTCAACATTCCTGCGGTTTCGTAAATTGACGCCGCTTTCGGTTTGGTGATTTGCCCGACGCCAATCGCCATGACTGCGGCAACTATTCCGTCGATTCGTTTCGCGCTGCTCTGGTGGTCTGGTTTCACTGGCCTGATGTTTCCGTTGTCGTCGCTGCGAACTTGTACGTTTTCTGCCATCCACTCAAGCACCGGATCATTCGAGTGATCTAGCGTGCCTTCGATAACGCACCGCTCAAGTTCCTTGCAAGGCGTTGAAAGACTCATCGCACCTTGCCGCATTTTCAGCATCGTGACGCCGCGATCTTCCAGGTAGATTCTGGTCGGCTCGGCGTTCCACGGATCGTAAGCCACGCAGCCGAAGTTGTAACGGTCGTGGTCTGCGAGGATGCGGTTGTGAACATAGCTATAGTCGATGGCATCGCCCGGCGTTGCCGTCACCCATCCCGCCTCGGCCCAGCGAGAATATGGCACGCGGTCGCGTTGTTCAGCCTGCCGCATCCGGCCCTCTGGAATGAAGTAATGCCCTTGCAGCTTCCACGAGTCGCCCACCTGTTGAGCAATCACCCAAGCGGTGATGTCAACATTGCTCGACAAGTCCAGCCCACCGTATACGTCAGCGCCGTTCTGAATGTCCGCTGTGGTGCCGGGGCAGTTCCTCCACTTTTCCATTTGTAGCCAGCGGGATTCTTGCGAGGTCCACTGGTTGAGATGCAAGCGTCGGAACGTATTTTCAAAAGCGGGATTGTCTTTCGCTTTCTTGCACTCGCGCTCGATGTACTCCAACGAAATACTCACGCCGAGATTCGGATTCGCCTTCGCCCAGATGTCTGGGTCGGTCCAGTCGTCGGCTTCCTCTGCTTCGTAGATGATCGGCAAGAAACTATCGTCAACGATCTTTCCGTCACGGACTTGCTTAGCGTAAGTGTAGATTTCATAGCAGATAGAATTGCGGTCATAGCCTGCTGTGGTGATGTAGGTTTCTAGCGGCTGCGTGCGTGCGCCTGTCGAAGTATGAAGCACATCGTAGAAGTCGCGTCCCGGCCAAGCGTGGATTTCATCGCCGTTGATGTAGTGCGAGTTGAACCCATGCGAGCCGCCTTCGTTCGCGGGGATGGCACGCAAGAAACTATCCTTGAAGATGATACGCTTTTGGCTGTCGCGTATCTTGCACTGTGCCGCGAGTTGCGGCTTGCTGCGAATCATCGACGCTGCGAGGTTGAACACCAGCGAAGCCTGCTCGCGGTCGCACGCTGCGCAGTAGCACTCGGCACCGCCTTCGGCATCAGCAACCAGAACGTAGGTGGCGTTGCCTGCCATCCATGTAGATTTTCCGTTCTTGCGTGGCACCGAGATAAACACCACGCGATAACGACGCGAGCCGTCGGGTCGCTTCCATCCGAACATCAAACGGTTGACATCTGCCTGCCACGGTGCGAGCGTGAACGGCTGACCGGCGAGCGGTCCCTTTACATGGTGCAAACCCTCAGCGAAATACCGCAGCGACTTTTCGCCCGCGACTGGATCGTAGGTGCAGTTCGATTCGCTTGCATACGGATCATATCCGGCTACGGTGAGCGGTCCAGGGTCGTCGGTGGCTTCGGTTATCATTAGGAAATGTATTGGCTGGTAAAGTCGTCGGTGCTTTGTTTTTCAAGTCCAATGCGGGCTCGGGCAACGGGTGTCATGCCAAGCTCAACTAGCATTTTCAAAGCAGCATCGCGGAAGCGATGCACCTCTGAGCAAAACGGGTTTGGCTTCCAGGTAGGCGAGCCGTCTTTGTTCTTGACTTTCAAAGCGTAGCCGCTGATCTCAACCATCGCCTCTGCCTTTTTGTAGTTCGAATACGTCGCCGCGAACAGTTCAAGCAGCGGTGCTTCGGCCAACGTAATCGCGCCGCTGCATCCCATCGTGCGAAGCACATCGTCCCAGATTCCCTTGGCGGTATCGTCGAGCGTGTCGAGCGGCTGCGGCAAACCTTGCATGGGCTTCGGTTCCTCTTGAATCGGTCGCTTGCCGGGGTTGCCTTCGTGTATCTTGATAGCTGCGGGGATTGGTCTGCGGCCTTTCATAGTAGTTTCGCTTTCTGTTCTGTTAGATTTTCCCATCGCTGGATTATCACGTCGCAATAAGCGGGGGATATTTCCAGACCGTAACACTTTCGGTTGAGTTGTTCGGCTGCGATTAGGGTTGTGCCGCTGCCGAGGAAGGGGTCGAGGATTATTCCACGCCCGCCGTACCGCTTAATAATCCATGCTATAACCGCCGTTGGCTTTGTCGTTGGATGCACCCTGCCTCGGGCTTCATTGTTACCTGAAAATAATGTACAATTATGACGAATAATCTCCCGTTTATGCCTAGCGATTGACCATATCAACTCAAACGCACTGCCGAACATTTTGTCAAATTGTTCCTCGACGCGTTTATCCCACACAATCCACGAACCGCCTTGGGGCAATGTTCTCGCATAGTAATCGGCACCGAACCAAAACCCCTCAGAATGTTGCGGTAACTTTATTTCTCGGTAATCAAAGTCGGCATCGTCGCCAAAAACAGGTTCGTAGTTTTTGTTTCCCTCTGCTTTTGTACTTGGCAACTTGGAATAATCTGTATCTAAATTCATTCCATAAGGCGGGTCCGCAACAACCAAATCAGCCACCGCCCCGCCCATCACCCGCTCAACATCTTCCGCCTTCGTAGAATCACCACACAGCACCCGATGCTCACCCAGCGCCCACAAGTCGCCCGGCTTCGTTATCGGATCGGCTGGCGGTTCCGGTACATCATCCTCGACCACTTCGCCAAAGGTTTCCGCCATCAACTGTTCGAGTTCCTTTTCGTCGTACCCCGCCGCCGCGAGCAAGTCGGGGTCGTCCGCTGCGATAGCCCCCAGCGTGGCGGCCAGAACTTCGTCATCCCACCCCGCGAGTTCAGCCGTGCGGTTGTCTGCTATCGCGTAAGCGGTCGCCTCTGAGCCTTGAAGGTCGGTTTCGACAACTTCCACGCTATCCCATCCGAGGGCTTTAGCGGCGGCCAGGGTGCCGTTCCCGGCACGGACCACGCCCGACGTATCAACGACGATGGGTTTCTGCTGGCCGAAGCGGCGCAGGCTCGCCGTGATCGTCGCAAGGTTTCGCTCGTCGTGCGTACGGGCGTTCGCCGGGTCTTGGCTCAGGTCGGTGATCGGGCGGGTGGCGGTTTTCATGGAAAGTATTTTGCCTTTTCTTGAATTATTCTGACTGATTCTTTGCCTACCCCGATGGGGGGTATGGCGTGGTTGCCCGTCGAACCAAATCGCCTGTGGCCGCACCTATGCGGCTCAAGCCCTACCTACTTAACATTTCCAATTTCTCGATGACCGCGCCCCGCCGCCGCCGCCGTGGACGATCTGACGCCAATAGTGCGAAAATAACTGCTCGGCTGGGACA